AGAAACTCGAAGACCTGCTAGATAAAGATATCACTAGCTCAGAGATGCAGAGCATTCTAGCCTCCCTCATAGATAAGTACCAGAGTAAGTCTGGTGAACCATTAAACGATGATGAAGAAGCTATGATGTTTATTCTATTAACGCTTAATCAATCCGAATAGACAAAAAACCAAAAATCAGGTATAATAATAGCGAATGCGAAATTTGTCAAATCCTTCCACTCTTGAGGCTGGCGCATTAAAGCGTATAGCCACTAATCAAGATGGAGAAATCCTAAAGAGATACCTCAAGCAGGAACTAGCTCTCACAGATGAAGCTAACCGAGTCCTTGAGGCAGCGAACCTTCATAGGTCGCAAGGACAGGCATTAACACTTAAAGCCATCCTAGATTTACTAGAGGCAAAAACGCAGTAAAGAGACTAAGGGACATTGATCCCCTTTAGTCCCGGATTAGTCAACTCCGTTTAGTTGGCAACCCCCGAATCCCGTTACAGCAAGGACAGCCATGCTGACCCCTTAGCTGACTCACGGATCGTATGGAGAAAACTACATGAGTGCAACAGATGCTCCGGCAGCGCCGGCAGTTAAGCTACCACAAGCAGTACGAATGCAGGCTGAAAAGGCTAACGCAATTTTAAAGCAACAGGTTGAAGAACGTTTCAAAGAAGAAACGTCAACTGGAACTCAAACTGTAGCTAGCGTTCCCGAAGTACAGGCTACGCAGGTCGTACAGCCCGCTACACCAGAAGCCCCTAAAGTTGAAGATGATAAGACCAAGACTGTAGAGTATTGGGAACATCGCTTCAAGACTTCACAGGGGATGTTTGAAGCAGAGAAGACTAGACTAAGGACAGAGAATTCTGACCTGAAGAGTAAGCTCGGCGGACTTGAAGCAAGAATGAAAGAACTTGAAAACTCCCTTAAAGCTGCGGAGCGTTCAGCCCCTTCAAAGATTGACCTCAAGGAATATCTATCTGATGAACAGATAGAATCTTATGGCCCCGATATCTTACAGTCTGTTCTTAAGATTGCTGAGAATGCAGCTAAGAAGACTTCGGAACGTAGCGCGGGAGAAGTTCTCGAACGCGAATTAGCCCCTCTTAAGCAAAAGGTTGAAACCGCTGAGAAGGAAGCCCGTGATCGTCAACTTGATAACTTTATCGAGATGCTTGATGTCAGAGTCCCTAAGTGGCCTGTCATTAACAACGACCCAAAGTTTCATGAATGGCTTTCACAAAAGGATGCCTTTAGTGGATTCACTAAGCAAGAGTTGCTAACGCACGCAGAAAAGGCTTTAGACCATGACAGGGTAATAGCGATATTTGAAGCATACTTGCAGAGTTCCCCTGCACCCAAGAACACTAATGTTGAAACCCAACATCGAGTTGTTCCTGATCCTGTAGGCCAGACGCAGATTGTTACACAGATGACTCCCGATGCTCCTAGAGTCTCTAGGGCAGAGATTAGTCAGTTCTATCGTGATAAGGCGTTAGGTCGTTACAAGAGCAGACCGCAGGAAGCAGCAAAGATTGAAGAAAAGATTCGCGCAGCACAGCTAGCTGGTAACGTATTCTAAGTTATGACAGGGCCTGCTGCGATTAATAACATAACCTAAGGAGGTTATATGGCAGGTCCAACACGCGCTGGTGGGTATACAGATTACTCGTCTAGCTCAAATCCCGGATATATCCCAGAGGTATGGTCTGGTAAATTAGTTGAAAAGTTTTACGCTACCACAGTCTTCGGCGAAATTTGCTCGACAGACTATGAGGGCGAAATTAAGGGTTACGGTGATAACATCATCATCCGTACAATCCCTGATGTGACAGTTTCGGATTATCAGATTGGTTCTAACTTCTCGCAGGCTGACTACCAAGTCCCTTCGAGCAACCAAGTAGAACTTCCTATTGATAAGGCCAAGAAGTTCATGGTTAAGGTTAACTCAGTTGACCGTAGCCAGTCGGACCTTGATCTTGTTGAAATCTTCGCTAACGAAGCTTCGATAAAGTTGAAGATTGAAATTGATAAGGATATTCTGGCTAACGTACCGGATTCGGCTGCTGCGACTAACACTGGTGCTACTGCTGGTGCTATTTCGGCCAACCTGAACCTTGGTACTACTGGTGTTCCGGTTTCGATAACTACAGCTACTGCTGTGAGCTACCTTGTTACTCTTGGTCAAGCGATGGACGAACAGAACATCGGTGATGAAGGGCGTTGGGTTGTTCTCCCAGCTTGGTATATTGCGAGACTGAAGCAGTCTGACCTTAAGACTGCATCTATGACAGGTGATGCGACTTCGCCTCTCCGTAACGGTAAGGTTGGTATGGTTGATCGTCTAACGATCTATCAGTCGAACCTTCTGGATCAGAATGCAACTCGTACCAACATCGTTGCTGGTCACTCTGCTGGTGTTGCCTTCGCCGCTCAGATCACTGAGATGGAAAGAATGCAGAACCCTTGGGACTTCGGTCACTTGCAGCGTGGTCTCTGCGTGTATGGCTACAAGGTTATCGAGCCAAAGTTTGTTTTCTCTGGCTTCGTTGTAGCGGCCTAATAAGGAGGTATCATATTATGGCAAACATTGGAAACACAAAGGTAAATTCCGTTGCTGTTGGCACTTCGTCTACCGATCACGGTGGAAAGAATGCAGGCGGAAAGCACAAGGCTGTTGGTAAGACCCCTCGTCCCGCTAAGGTGGCGCAGGGTGCAGGTTCGGGGAGCAGAACGCTTCCTAGCGGCACTTACAAAGCCTAAGTTGTAAAATGAATAGGGGTTAGCTACTTCACGGTGGCTAGCCCCTTTTCACTATAAGGAATTATAAATGGCAATTACTGTCGGAACTGTGATAAGTCGTGTTGAGAAAGTTCTGTTGGATGACACTAACGTAACTTGGACTGCGGCTGAATTACTAGATTATCTTAATGCCGGAGTATCGGCCATTATCGCATATAAGCCGGAACTGGCTGTGACTACTGCTAACGTCACTCTTACTTCTGGTACACCCAAACAAACACTACCGGCTGGTGGTATTCAATTACTAGATGTAATTCGTAATACTACCACCCCCTTTACTGCCATTAGGCAGATTGAAAGAAATCATCTTAATCATGTTAACCCGGACTGGTCTGCTACTACTGGTTCTGCTGTTAAACATTACATGTACGATAAGAGAAATCCTCAGGTATACTGGGTATATCCCACACCTTCGACTGGGTTTCAAATTGAAATTGTATACGCATCTACACCTACTAGACTTACATCTGAAGCAGATGCTATTCCTTTCCCAGACTTGTACGAGAACGCTTTGTTCTTCTTCACTATCGCTTTAGCCTATGCTAAGAATGCAAAGAGAGGAGACCTAACTAAGGCTAATGGATACTTTGGAGCTTTTGCTAACTCACTTGGAGTTAGACAGGTTCAGTATTCATTCTCCCCTGTAACACCCAATGAGACTCCTGCTGGTGCAGGACAGAAACAAGGACCTACTGAATAATGGCTGCTTTAAGTTCACTATATTCGAGCGTAAGACTTTATGCTCAGCAGTGCCCAGATGCTACTATAGATAAATACCTTATAGAAGCTGTTAGGGAATTTTGTCGTCAATCTTTGTATTATCAAGCTACTCAAATATCAAATGTAGTTTCTGGTCAAAGCGTATACACTCTCAGTCCTTCGACCGGGGAAGAGGTTCATGCTATCGCTGGCCTTGAGGTTGATGGAGTAACATATAAATCTTTAGATCAATCTGATATAGGGCGTAATGATTATACCATTACAGGCTATCAATTTGAGCCACCTAACTATCTAAATATTAGCCCAGTACCCACAGCGAATATTACAAACGGATTAGAGATTAGATTAGTACTACTTCCATCTGAAAGTACTACTACGATCCCAGATTCTGTATATCGTAACTACAAAGAAATTATAGTGGCCGGAGCTTTAGCTTATATTTTAAGTCAACAGAACGAAGCATGGAGTAATCCGGAATTGGCTCAATTTATGCTACAAAGATTCGAGGTTGGATTTAAGCAGGCTAAAGGAGAAAGAATGAGAGGATTTAGAAATGGTCCTATCTCAATTCGTCCTAGAACCTTTACTCTTGGGAGATGGTAAATGGGCGTTAGTACAGTACCAGAAGTAGGGGCAACAACTGGAGGGCCTGCGCTTAATTCTGTAGACTCTCTTGGAACTACAGGTGATGATGTTGTCGTTGGAACAGCCTCTCCTCCTACTACAGGACAAGTATTAACAGCTACTTCAGCTACCACAGCTACTTGGCAGACCCCAGCAAGTACAGAAGATATCCAAGACATTGTTGGTGGGATGGTAACTGGCAATACCGAGACTGGAATTACAGTCACTTACGATGACACTAACGGTAAACTTGATTTTGTAAATGGATTAACTGGCTTTACTAATACAGCTAATACCAGTTTAGGCGTATCTGCTGGGACAGCTATAACCTCTGGCAATGATAATGTATTTATCGGAGAAGAGGCTGGTAATTTTGTTACTACCGGCTCTAGAAACGTAGCTGTTGGTTCAGATACAATTCAAAGTATAAATGCAACAGCCGTAAATGATTCTGTAGCTATAGGTTATGGGGCCTTATTTGCAACCCAATCTTCTAACGGCCAAAACGTTGCTATAGGCTCTAGTGCTCTTTCAGGGCTCACTACGGGCACTCGTAATGTTGGTGTTGGTGGTGGCGGCATTATGTCCGGCGCACTACCGATGGCGCTTCCTACAGGCGTGCTGACAGCACCAACAACCGGTGGCAAAGACATTTCGAAGCCATCCGAGTTGAGTACTGCAGTTGCGGAGGCAATTTCCGACATAAGCACTCCGGCATTTCCGCCGCCGGATGATCCTGAAGATATGCGTCGGGCGAGTTCACCAGGCTCGAAGCTTGCTAAAGCGCTGGAAGAAAGCGGCCAGGCCAGACCTGGACAAGGCTGGGAGGCTCA